GGGAGAAGATATCGATCCCAATGCTCCAACCCCTCAACAGATGAGAGAGGAGGAGGAAGCGATCATCCAGAAGGAGAGGGCTAGGGCAAAGGCTCCCGTGCCCACTCCAAAGGACATGAAACAACCGAAACCAATGGCTCCCAAGGTCGTCACGGCCCCAGAGTTCAGTAACGTGGATTGGAACCCCATAGAGACGGAGATAGCCGCAGCAAGGGCATCGAAGGAATGGAAGGGCAATTACATCCTCATGGGCATAGCAGGACCTCCAAAGAGCGGAAAGACCGGGGTTATCCTAGATAGTCTCACTGAGAAGGAGATTGACAACGGCGGAGAGATATGGCATCTTGACTTCGATCTAGGTGGTGAAACAACCAAGGCTGCACATCATCCGGGAAACAACAACATCGTTGTTCTCAATCCATGGGTGCTGAACAAGAACAAGAGCAGAGTCCCGTATGACTTCCCAGCGACATACCAGAAGACCCTCGACTTCCTATTGGCTGCTGTCGATCAGGCAGATAGGCAGGCTGCATACTTCGCAGAGAATGGAGAGATGCCTAAGCCATACCTGAAGTCGGTATGCTTCGATGGCGCTGACCATTGGCTGAACATCTGTGAGACGACCATGAAGGTCGATGACCTGAAGTTGGGTCCAGATGGCATCTCCGTGGCAGGAAAGGATGCCACGACTAAGATTGGCAGGTTCAACTGGAACATACGAAAGAATCGATACAACAGCGCATTGACTGTGTTGCAGGAATTGTGCAGGAGAGGTGTCCATTGCTACATCATAACGCACATGAAGCCTCAATACGATTCAACAGGTGCTGAGATCATCGGAGCGGGAAGCCCACACTGGTTGAAGGACACAGAGGGTTGGCTACAACAGACTGCAATCATAGAGGTCGATGAGGACAGGGATGACAGAGGGGAGTTGACAGGAGTTGTCAATTCCTATGCTGTGGTCACACAGAACCGAACCAGCCTCAAGTCCCCCGGAAGGATACATCTCTTCAGGAAGGACAAGGAAGGCGGCGAATGGTTTGGATGGCCGGGTCTGAGAGATGGATCGATAGACCATCCTGACAACGTGATCCAAGAAGATTCTAAAAACTGATATGGGGTGTATTGATGAATGGCCGAATTAATGAAGATACGAGAACCAAGGGCATATGATGTCCCCGGCAAACCCGGTTTGAAGTCAACCTATGGTTGGCATCCCGGTATGCCCCCAGACATCATACTCAGGGTATCCAAGACATCTCTTGGCACTGCTGGGTTCTGTGCCCAGCAGTATTTCATGAAGTATCCCTTGGGGATCAAGGAACCTGCCAATGACAACATGATCAGGGGGTCGAATGTCCACGATGCGATAGAGGAATTCTATCAGGACATAAATCTCTCATACGCACTGTCTATGAGGTCCTATGGATATGATGAAGTGAAGAAGTATTTCCTCACTCACATATCCGAGGAGAAGGGATACGCACTGGGCGAGGAGGATCATCTCATCAAGTATCTCGATGCCGAGGCAAAGAGGTTCATGACTGCCGAGGATGAATACTTCCTACCGATAGGAAACGAGGTTTCCCTCGATGCCGTTGTCGAGATCGACGGCGTTCTTGTTCATCTTACAGGAATCGTTGACAGGCTGTTCGCGGATGGAGAAGGGATACCCCATGTCCATGAGTTGAAGACAGGAGTGTGGAGCGGCAAGCCTAGAAAGTGGGAACACATGAGGAAGGAGATGGCATACTACGTCTATCTCATCAAGAGATGCGAGCATGAGGTTCTTGGAGGACTCGACGTTGAATGGTGGGGATGGGACCACACTGGCGCTGACGATATATTCAGGCATATCGAGGCAGTCAGAGTCAGGGAGGTTTCATCGATGATGAAGTCGCTGAAGGATCTTGTCGGTATGCACAAGCAATACACTGGAAACAAGAATGGAGTCATGTTCCCCCTCAAGGATGAAGGGGCTGTGAGATACATATGCGAGCCATGGTGTGCGATCAAGGGATTCTGTCCCAGATACTATGAGGTTCTCAAACCATCAAATTTGAGACAGGAGGCCTTCTCTTGAGCCATCTCTTCGACCACTTCCCAAGAGAGGTCGATATGAGATTGAGGAAGGTAGTCAGGAACATGGATGAGTTGCAGGGCTATGTATCATCCATGAATGGCAAGGACAACCTGACTACGACTGTGTACGGTTTCAAGGAATTGAAGCCCAACAAGACGAGATGCGAATACTCCACTGCTATCGTTCCGCATTTCGTCATCGACCTCGATAAGGGGAGGGCTAAGGAGATGATGGATATCGATGATGATGAGGCAGGGGTTAGATGCACGGTCGATACACACAATCTTGTCAAGTATCTTAGAGACTGTGACTACCGCCATGCGACATGGTTTAGCGGGGGTGGATACCATGTTTGGGTTATGCTTGACACCATCCATGACGTGTCTGCCATGCAGTTGAATGACCTATTATTCTCTGGCAGGGCGATGTTGAACAAGTGGATCAAGGACATGGATCTCATCACAGTTGATCCAGTGGTGTCATTCAGGCCTGATAGACACATAAGAATACCAAACACGTTCAACTTCAAGAGGGGTCTGTGGTCGATACCTGTCGATCAAGCAGACTTGGCCATCGGATGGGACCATATCACTAGGATGGCGACCAAGGCATCCAGAGGTATGAAGATAAGTGGTGCTAAGGGACTTCACATAGACATCGTTCATCGGGATCCGGGCAACCCATTCATGCTCAACAACACAGCCATGAAATTCGACAGCGATGACATCACGATATCCGCATCAAGCGTATCTGGGATACCCATGCTTCCATGTATAGAGGCATCTGCTTGTGTCAAGGGCAGCAACCCATCTCACATGCCAAGGGTGTATCTCCTGATGTATCTCTTGGACTATTTCAGGAAGTTTGCCAGACCTCCTAGTAACACGAAAGTACCTCCATCTGAGATTCTCAACAAGACTCACGGTTTCATCCATGAATTGGACTGGTCTGATTACAAACCGGATGTGACTCGTAAGATGATAATGCATGGTATGAGCAGAGAATACATGACTCCTACATGCCCGACTCTGTATAGTCAGGGTCTATGCGTTGGCAAGTGTCCTTTCTATGATGGAAAAGGTGGTATATCGTGACGGAAGATAATGAATTAGAAGAGATAAGAAAGAAAAAAGCAGAGACTCTGTTAGGATCTCTGGAAGATATGGATGATGAAGAGAGACAGCAAGCCATGGATTTTCTTCCATGGGCATTCAGGCTTAACCATGAAAGCGGATTCATGGAGATTCTTCAGAACGAGCAGTTGGTTGCTATCACAGTCGATCCGAGATTCGCTGAGATGATAACAGACATGCTCAACAGGGCACAGTTATTCCAAGATGCCTATGCCATGGGCGGGGATGACCAATGACTAAAGTGATGTTCATCGACCATAGAGAGAAATCCGGTCTTGAAGAATTAGTGAGAAAGTATCTCGATAAGAACAACCTCTATCATCAGACAAGGGAGAACCTCATCACGGACTATGCCTTCTCCAGTGTCGGCATAGAGGCCAAGACCATACATGATTACATGCAGTCATTGCAATCAGGTCATCTCCAAAGGCAGTTGCAGAACCTCGATGACAACTACAATACCATGATACTGGTCATACATGGAACCGTTGACAAGTATGTCGCTGATGCTCGCAAGGGCGGCAGAAGGATACCCTATGCAAGGGCGTGGGCATCATTCGTGGGATCCATTGCGAGATTCATGACTGACTATGATGTCCATGTTGTGACATTCCCAGACAAGTCATCCGCTGCTCGTTTCATCTGCAAGAGGTTTGAGAAGCACGGGACTCTGGGATCATCATCGACATACAGGATGATGCGAAAGACAGCATCAGAAGATCGAAGGGTGGACATTCTCAGAGCCGCTGGTTGCAGTCAGGCCATTGCAAATAGGATGTTAGAGCATTTCGGATCGATAGCAGAGATAACCTCTGCCAACCCTAAGGAGTTGCAAACCATAGAGGGTGTCGGCAAGATAAGAGCCAAGAGAATATCAGAGTGTCTGAACAGCGAGGATCCTGTTGCAGATGAGAGAGTGAAGTTGAGTCGAGCGTGAGAGGTCATATAGAATAGCGGCTTTGGGGTAATTCTGGGGTGATGTAGTTGATTGGAGAATCTGTTGGTAATGACTCACAGCGGAAGTGGAGCGACTATTCGTTCGTCAATGCTCCCTCCGCTGGAAGCAATTTCATACGACAGTATGTCGAGAGGTTCAACACGGTTTCTTACTTCAATGAATATGCGGGGCTGCTGTCGTACTTCTTTGTCTTGGGGCAGTATCTAGCGCCATACATCAGGATACCTATTCACGGAAGCCACATTGATTGCAGGACTCATGTGTATTGGATACAAGAGTCAAGGACCGGCAAGTCAGTAGCATGGGACTTCACAGCGAAACTTCTCAGGGCATTGGAAATCAATGCCGAGTCCTTCACTGCTGGTTCTGAT